ATATCACGAGCGCGAGCAATACTCCAATACGATAACGGCTCTTCCCGACTGAATTGTCCGTGATTGATGTCTAATGCAGTCTTATACTCACTATAACGAGGCTGATAACCATAAGAGGGTACAACCTTAGAAGTAGATATAAACAGGGGGTTAAGCGGCTGCATTCCTAAGTTTTCAAACTCTGGAATAAAATAGTCTCCACGACCCTGCTTAACAACAAAGGGGTCGATGCGTTGGCAGTCGTACTGCATAGCAGGCACAAGAGAGTAAATACACATCAACACACCAGGCTCTTTGGCATCAAATTGAATTTCACCAGAACCACTAGCAGTACCTTTACCAGTCACCTTACCAAGATAACCTGCTAATTTGGCATTTCCTAAATCAGATACATTAGGATTAGTAGTACCACTAGTCTGGGTTACATCACCTACTTGAATATTGCTGTCAAATCCACCTAGATAGTACACTTGTCCGTCTCGCCCTTCAGACACCTCAAAACCAAAATGCGCCTTGATTTGTTCTGCATAGGTTTTGCCAGCACGCATAGTAATGGATAATAGCTTGTCAAGTGCAAAAGCACTTCTAATCGACTGGACAGATACGTCAAAACGACCAGAACCACCATCAGGCTCAAGCAAAAACTGGTGTTGTGATTGAGCAGAATAAGTACCGACATTAATAGACTCTTTAGAGTCCAACAGATTAGAAGACGAAGAATTAAGATGCTCAAGAATACCAGGCACATCACCAAATATCGGGCTAGGCCGCAGATTGGTGAAATAATCAAGAGGAGCATTGCGATAATGAAGATTAACATAGCTAGCCCATTCAGTCGGAGTAGGGTTAAATGTACCATTCTTATCGTCGACATTAAACGAAGAAACATCTAGAGTTTCGTACGTATTGTTACGATAAAAATCAGCATACACCTTATTATAAGCCAACAAACGGAACAAATTTACATTACCTGTATAAGCATTTGCAATATCAACACCTTTGGAGTTACAAGGACGGCCATAACCAAGTAAATCAAGCAAACGAACAGAATTATTTTTTTGCGAAAAGCCAAAAATATCCTTATCATTGCGAGAACGAACATACTTGTACAACTCAACAAACTTGATATTAGGAACTAGTGCAGGAATTCTATTCGCAGCAGCTTTCGCATAAGCAGCACTACGAAAATCAGTCATACCAGTGATAAATTGGTCATACTGATGCCACAGCTGTGAATAGGGGACGAAAAAGAACTCATAAACAGAACGCATAGAAATAAACGCACTTGAGTTCATGGGCATAGTACGCATGAAATCAGATGCCTGTATACGGATATGGTCGTGTATGTTCAAATCAACAGCCAAAACAGGCAACAAAGCACCAGGGGGCGCAGTAAACAAATGTTTCTGAGATAAGTCAAAGGCATTACGCGGACGATTAGCACGCGGTGCCTTAATTTGAGGAACTTTTTTCATAAAACAATAAATTAATAATTAAAGAAAAACGAACATAATGAACGTATATAATAAAACAAAAAAAACAAATATCACAAAGAGAAAAACACTATCTTTCATAACTAATCAATTACACGTGAACCATATACGAATGTATTATTACGCTTTTTCGACTTATTTTTGTCATTAAACCGCTTGGTTTGCTGATTGACATAAGTCTTATAATAATCACTATAAAACAATGAATACCGATGCAATTTTCTAGAATTGAACACACCAACAGAATAGAAATTACACATAGGGGCTACAGACCTAACAAACGTATCAGAATAAGCATTGCAAACAACGCCATTAAGAGTATAATTATCGAATGCAGGTGAATAATTCGGCAGAGCAAGAGGAATATTATCATAAATAAGAGGATAAGCAGCCAACATAGCAGTCTGAAAATCAATCTTATCAACGATATAGTTAAACAACTCATAGAAGTTAACCATTTGGTCAGATTTACGCAATGTTTCATATCGGTCAAATAATCTAAGATAAATAACTAACGGGTCAAGATACGGAGCAATCAAACTAAAATCAAACGAAATAGATACCTTATAAGCATTACGCACAGCGTAATAAGTCTGGTCGACATCATACTCATACGTATAATAGTCATAAGGATAATTACGCTCTAACCACTTTCGGTAATTCCATTGCCTATTGCTTTGCAGATAATCCGCAATAGACATTACATCACCTATAAGAGAGTTATGCTCAATTACAGCACAATTCAACTCGTCTTTCCATTCGTTAAACTTTTCACCATAGAAAGAGTATACTCGAAATTTTTGAGCAGCAGAAAAAGAACTAAATCCTTTACACTTGCGGAAGATGGCAGAGCATAAATCGCGATTAAGTGGAAGAGATTTACACTCGAATTGTCCAAGTTTTTGGTTATAGACTTGCGTATCAACTCGATAAGTTCCTCGGTCGATGTTTCGGAATATTTCAAGTGCATCACTTTTAAACAATCCGATAACCGGCGATTTAGATGAGAGGTGGAACGGATGGACTTCGCGACATGCCAAAATTCTAGGTAAATCAGAGTTGCCAGACACATATTGCGCAACATAGTAGCTGGTGTTTGGGTCGCACATTTTACAATTTTGTCGGGTAAGGCGTACATCCGCATACGTCCTAGTTTCAAAACGATGGTTTGCGCCTGTAACTCGTTGTGTGACAGCCCAACACCGAATGATGTAATCAACAATCTTTGTGAGAATAACCTCATTATCGAATGATAGGACACCGTGATAATGCGGACGGTAAGTCTTTGGCCCATACTCTGATGCGAAGTAATATCTAATTTTCTTTTCATTATTAGGTATATTTAATTTTGAAATAAGTTTACGAAGACGTTTCATAAAGTTTTGAATGTCCTTTTTACACACAGCTGCATAAACATTCGGTTGGTCATCATTCTCAATTTTCGGAAGAAAATCATCATCGTCAAATCTAAACTTTCCCGTCTTTGGGTCAAAATAATTCAACGGACATGAATTATACATGTATTCACATCTTCCAATAGGACGGAATTGAGGACAATCATTATCGTCATATATCTTTTCCCATCTAGGAACAAACTCGTTATTATAAGTAAGGGTCACCATCAAATTATAACGATGTTGACGAATTTCAGCATTAAGGCGAATAGACTGCTTTTCGGCAGCGGCATTCAAACAAGATACGCACTTTCCACACGAACAAAACATGGGTTCACCAGTCCACTTATTGTAAGTGAACACAGGGCTTTGACAACCACCAAATATTTTAAGCCTATTCGGGTCAATCATTTTACAAACTCAAGATTATAGAAGTGAACACCATCAATCAAAGAATACTTTTGAACACGAACTAAACCAAATGAAATAAGCGTTTGAACAACAGAATTACACTTGTCAAACTTACGTACATTAGTTTCTCCAAAACACAATGTAGTATAAGTAGGAAATATTGAAAAAACAATAAATTCAAAATCCTCTCCAAGCAATTCAACTAACAGCTTGTGAAGTATAGCATTATTTATATTACTCTTATTGCTCATATTAACAATTAATTTTAATGCAAAGATATAAAATAAAACATAATGCCAATTATGAAAATGAAATAAATAGAATATATTTAACATATATTACCAAGCCCACCCACCTTTTTAACAAAAATATAAAATACCCAAAAATCGACTTCGACAAAAACATAAACATAAAACTATAATTAACTAAAAAACAATATATAATACAATATTATTTGATAGTTCGGGGGCGGGAAACCCGCCCCCGAACCCCCACCCAACGATAACAATGTACAATAATAACGCGCACACGCGTAATATCACGTGCGCACGATTTATAATATATACAACATTATAGTCATAGTGAAAAACATGGTGTCAGTTTTTCCATTATAAAACAAGGGGTAGGCACAACGCGGAGGGTTGTGCAGATAATAACAATATATGCCTTGCAAATAGTCCGTTCGGTGTGGTCGCTAGCGCTGTGCACTTCACTTCGTTCAGCTTAAGGCCGTCCCGTCGACGGCCACATTTCGCTATTACTCCGCTGCGTCACTTCGTTCCTCGCTACATAATAACGCTCAATGTTAAGAGTGTATAAGAGTGCTCGTACCTCGCACATGCGCTCATAAATTTCGCGCGTGTGTCTTACGCGCCGTCCGTCACGGCGCGCGCTCGTTGCAGAGTTAGCGGTAAATGTTAATAAATATATACAAATGGTTCAATATTTACATTATGTGTTAAAATACGTATTAAATTGGTTCAATATTTATAGTGTCGCGTAAAATTTGTTAACTGCAACAAAACGAAATAACACCGCACTTCACAGCGCAGTGTTAAATTATCAAAAATCAAAATCAAAATAAACTAGATAATGAACTAAAATAGATATTTTTGCAATAAAACATATAAGATATGAAACAAATTATCAAAATAGCAATAGGAATAGCAATAGGAATAGCATTAAGCGTTATAGCAGTAATGGCATTTCTAGTAGCAATCGGATTAATAACTAGATTAGCTACTTCTTAACAGCCATACCTTTACGCCTATTTCTCCAAGCTTTAGCAATGGTATCTACATCATTAGCTTGACTATCATACGATGTACGATGTCCTGTATTTCTATCATATACCATATCCAGAAGATAATTGGCAAACTCAACGAAGTTATGCGGCCGAGCCTTTTGCGTAATTTCGGCAACTTTTTCAGCAGAGCCATAATGATTTTGAAGTTGTTGAAATAAGGTCTTTTGTTCCTCGGTCAATGTTTGTTGACCAATTAATTTAGCAACTTTTCGCTGAACAGAAGAATTGACAGAATTAAGCTGAGTTTGGCTCTTATTTAAACCAACTTGAGAACCTAACACCTCAATTTCCTTTTTAATCTTCTGATTTTCCATTATCAAGTTGGAAATAGTCTGATGAACCACATCATATTGAGCAGGCTCAAGGTACTCCAAGTGATACCTCTTAAGTAGTGTATCAGCATTGATATTATCCCAGGTAATGCTATCATTCATAATAGCACTCTTAAGCTTATCAATTCGCTTAAACAATTCCTTATTTTCACCGCGCTTACGTTGTTCAGCGAGTGTAACAGGTCTGCCAGTTGTCTCATCTACCATAGGCATAGAGTTCTCATCGGTAGCTTGCAAGTTCATTAGAGTATAATCCATTTCTTGGAGGTTGGCTTGAGCGGCCTTAACACGGGCTTCAGCCGCAGATGCTTGCAACTGCGATTGAGTGATAGAGCTTTCAGTACCGCCGACTACACCTGCCGCTTGGTCATTACGCTTATCAATAGCCTTTTGACGTCTCAACTTATACGCATCGGTAGCAGCTTGTACGCCTTGCGCCATAGCATTACCAACCGATGAACTAATATCACCGAAAGGCTCTAATTCATTAAGATAACTCATAGAGCCAGGAGTAGCAGAATTGGACAAATTAGCAGCATTAGCGGCACCAACAGATGATGCAGCAGCTTGGTTGTTGTATAAGTAGGGGTTATAGCCTGCTTTCTCAACACGCTCACGAACAGCACTCTCATCAGCCCATGCACGATTTTCGGCATTGACCTTATCCTGATAGGCCATTTGCTGCTTATTGACCTTATCCTGCTGGGCGACTTGCTTTTCCCACATTTCTCGCTGAAAATCAATATTCTGATTATTCGCTTTTCGCGCGCCACGAGAAGAAATAAGACTACCAACAATAGCGGCACCTGCACCAATCAAGGCAGGAATAAAGGCTAATTGAGTAGGATAATTTGCAATCCAATTTGTTAAATCATATACCATAATCTGAAAGAATTGAGCCTACCCCATAATAGGGGTAGGCGGTTAAAAAATCACAGGAAATCAAACATAGTCAGTAGGGTCTACTTTTTTAGGGTTGTCACCAGACGGCTTGTCCTTGTCCTTTTTAAATTGGTCAAGAACCATTTTGAGGAATGGAATTGCAATCTCCAAAACACGAAGAATTTTACCAAAAAGTTTCATAATAAATAATTTAAATAATGAATAATGAATAAATAAAATAAAATAGTTATTGGCCGAGTGAATTTTATTCACTTTGGCCACCTTGGTCACCTTGGCCACCTTGGTCACCTTCGTCACCTTGTTCACCTTGGTCAACATCGGCCATGATAGTACTTTCATAGAACTCACGCACAGCATCCATATCAGTAAGAGTAGAATTGTACCTACTAGGTAGCAGGTTAATTAATTCCTCATCAGACAAGTTATTACGCTTAGATGCAGGCATAGCTTGTAATTGCGACAAAATTTTGTCACGCTCAAGGGCAGACAAGTTACCACCTAACAACTTGGTAACGGGATTTTCATACGTACCTGTTACAGGGTCTACAGGAAACAACACATCCTGAACTTGTGCTATTTCAGCATTAAGAATAGGCGACTTATCATTCGGCTTAGCCTGCACAAGTGCCACGTCAATCATATCATCCGACAAATGCGGATATAAAAAATTAAGTACTTGCATAACAATAAGAATTAAATTCGGGGCATACCATCCTCGGACATATCCGATACCTTTTCTATATTAAAGTGAGCATAACCAAACATACAATCGGTAAGTTCAGTGCCATTGTAATCAACAGCGAATACAGAGTTAAGCCACCGAGGGTTAATCTTTAAGCTAGCAGCCTTAAATGATTGTAGCACATCCATATCACGAGCGCGAGCAATACTCCAATACGATAACGGCTCTTCCCGACTGAATTGTCCGTGATTGATGTCTAATGCAGTCTTATACTCACTATAACGA